TATTTGTTGAACCGAGATTTGGTACTTGTCAGCGAACCAAAGATAAGTGTCCATCTCAGGATAAAGAACAACACCCCCCTGATGTCTATAAGGGTTTTCATGTCGGTTATCACGTATCTCTCTGACTCCTTCGCGTTCAGCACTATCAGCTATAGCTCTAAGAAACGAACCAAAGATTGGCACGTGACCGGCACTGCACAACATGCCTTTTGAGGTGCCGTACAACAAGCCTTTGTGCTTACGTGTGGGATGGTTTCCAAAGTTAATGCCGAATTTGGAAAACTGACGGAATGGCATGTTACCCCAAATAACACGCCCGCCCACTGGGTAAAAGTAACCAGAGCAGTAAGTGGCATCGAAAATGGAATCACGTGAAATGAATTCAACTTCCATGCCCAACAACTGGTAAACGGCGGTGATCCGTTTGGCACAAAGCTTGTCATTAACTCCTCCAATACCATCATCTCCTAAGACCATATAATAAACGTCTGTTGAGTTTCTATCCTTACCTAACGCAAACATGACAATACAATAATTGATGAGCGAGTTGAAAGCACTGGTCCACAGGTCCCCACTACGACGTGCTCGATCCAGCAACATTCTAACAAATCCTTGTCCAGATTTGGCTTCACCGTGGACCTTTTTCCAACGTGATTGTAATTCTTCCCATTGGTCAGGTCTGGAGTCAACACAGTGCTCTATGAACATGAGCTCAATATCAAGGAATTCTCCGTGAAGACTACCATCCCAATTGGAAACATCACATTCGAATATGTTATCGAAGCTGTCGATCTTTTCACCCTGCGCACCAACGTCTGCGGGAGTACAGCCGGAGCTATACTTTCCGTTCTTGGATACGAAATCCTTGACCAAATTGCCAATGGAGTAGAACCAAGGGCCAAAATTGACAACAAACCATTCGTCACGCGTCCAGATCATGCGTGGTTTGTAATTGTCAGGATCTTTTCCACAATAAGCCTCATCTTTGACAATTTCTTTGCACATGTCCAAGAAATCTTCATAAGGAACCCCGTATAATTTGATCATCCGTTCAGCTCGTTTGGCACCATACTGTTTCACCAGATAATCAAGAGTACTTAACATATCCACGTCGTGGCTTCCGAA